TGCCACGCGCGCCATGTCTGGGGTGATCGACGGGATTCGAACCCGTTCCTCTCGGTTCACAGCCGAGATGCGCTGCCGTTACGCAACGAACACCATCACATCAAGAGTACTGCTTCTGGTCCTCTCCCGAGGCGAGACCGTCGGGGTAGCCGACGCTCGGTCCCTGGGCGACGCCCTTGGGCAGGAGCCGCGTGTTGCGGACCTTGCCCTGGGGCTGCTTCGCGGCCGCAGGAATCTTCGCCTGCTGCACGCTGTCCTCCTGCGCCGAGGCCGCTGCGAACTCGCGGCGCGACTTCAGGAAGTTGGTGCCGGCCGCCTTCACACGATTCGCGATCTGCTGCTCCGGCGTGATGCGCGCCATCTGCTCTCCGTGTTGCTTGGCCGCGCCAACCGGATTCGAACCGGTGTAGTCAGGTTGAAAGCCTGACGTCCTGGGCCTCTAGACGATGACGCGAATGTGGCGGACCCGATGGGATTCGAACCCACGGTCACTGCCTTGACAGGGCAGGGTCTTGGGCCTCTAGACGACGAGTCCGTGATGCTTGGTACCCAATGGAGGAGTCGAACCCCCCTTGCCGGTTTGTAGGACCGGTGCCTGGGCCGCTCGGCCAATCGGGCATGTCTGGCGCTTCGGGTGGGAGTCGAACCCACAGCGCGCACCGTTTCAGGGTGCCGCTCTACCGGTGAGCTACACGAAGCGTGATGCTGGCGGAAGATCGAGGAATTGAACCCCGTCGCGCTCTTGACGCGTCACTGGTTTTCGAGACCAGAGCCTTACCGGTCGGCCAATCTTCCGAAACTGGAGTCCGCGCGCGGAATCGAACCGCGATCAGCGAGCTTTGCAGGCACGCCCCCGACCCAGCAGGAGCGCGGACGAAACTGGCGGAAGCGGAAGGATTCGAACCTTCGAGCGTGTTGGGCGCTGCCGGTTTAGCAAACCGGTGCAATCGGCCACTCTGCCACGCTTCCGATTACTTGTAGTGTTCCTTCTTCAGGTTCAGCGCGATCTCGACGAGGCCGGCCGCGCTCTTGTTGAGGACCTGCGACTCGTAGTCGGGGTCGTCGGGCGGCACCGTCTCGTACGCGTACGACATCGTCTTCTTTCCGTCGAGCGTCACGTAGACGCCCCAGGAGGTGATGCCGTCCGTGCGGATGACGGGCTCGATGGTGATGGTCACGCTTCCTCCGAAACTGGTTGGGTCGGTGGGGATCGAACCCACGACCACGTGCGTCCAAGGCACGTACGCTACCGCTGCGCTACGACCCACTGGTAGGAGAGGCGGGATTCGAACCCGCGACCACCTCTATCCCGAAGAGGTACGCTGACCGGGCTGCGCTACTCCCCTATGAAGATGGTTGGACCGGCAGGATTCGAACCTGCGACCGCCTACGTCCGAGGTAGGCACGCTGACCTGGCTGCGCTACGGCCCATCAAACTTGGCTGCGGGACTAGGGATCGAACCCAGATTCTCGGCTTCAGAGGCCGTTGTCCTACCGTTAGACGATCCCGCAAAAGGAGGAGGTCAGGAGGCACTGGCTCGCGTGGTGACGGCCGATCCCGGGAGCCGGGCGGGTTCCTGACCGAGGTGATAGCATACCACGTTGCAGAACGCGTGTCAACATCTTTTTTGAGAAATCGTATAAGTCCTACTGGGAGGCGACCTTACCGAGGATTTCGTCCTTCGCCTTGCTGCTGCGGCTGGACCCGAACTCGTAGTTCATCACGGCCAGAACCGAGCCTTCGAGCATGCCCAGGAGGATGTTGAAGGCGTCCCGGCTCTCTACCGGCACGACCTTGCCCGCCAGCATGACGCCCATCATCGCGAAGAGCATAGCCATGACGGAGAGCGCGAGCACGTTGGGAACCCAGTCCTTCAGCGCGACCTGCCGGTTGCGCGCGCTCGCACGGTCGTCGGCCTCGATCTTCTCCAGGTCGATGCCAAGCTGGCCCATCTTCGCCGCGAACTCCTGGTCCAGTTCCTTCAGCTTCAGCAGCGTCTCGGGGCTCGCGGACGCGACGGCCGCCAGAAGCTCCGGCTCCTTCCCGTCCGGCTTCCCGAGCAGCTTGTTGCTGAGGGCCGCGACGGCCGTGCCGGCGAGCGGTCCGCCGAGGGCGGTGGCGATCGTGGGCGCCACGGTGCGTACGATGTCCTTGAGGTTCACTTTGCTGCCTCCAGCGCCTGCTGCCTGCGCGCGAGCACGCCCTGGCTCGTGTTGATCTGGTCGAGCTTCGCCTCGATGCGGTCTAGCGTGTGGTTGCTCGGCTGGTTCGCTACGTCTACCCGAAGCTGGTCGATGCTCTTCTGCAGCGACGCGTAGTGGTCGGCCTCCGTGCCCTTCATGTTCTGAACGTCCGTCTGCACGGCCGCGAGCGCGGTGCGGGCGTCGTAGTGTTCGCGCGTCGACCACGTGCCCCAGCCGAAGAGCGCGATCGCGAGCAGCGAGGCGAGCATCTTGATGAGCCAGGGCGCGAGCGACGCGTTGCCCTCTGCGGGCGTGAACATCTGCATCATGGTGTGGGTGCTCCTTCTGGCGGTTGCCCGAGTAGCTCGGGCGGGATGTCCGGCTTCTTCCCGGTGGCCTGCATCGCCAGTCCGATTCGCTGGAGACGGTCGGTCGCTTCCTTCATGTCCTTCTCGGCGTCCTTGCCTCGTGCGGTGTCTCCGTTGATGTAGAAGTTCCGCATGCGCGCGGTCGCGAGACCGAGGTCCCGCTTCGCGTCCATGAGGTCCGCGTCGAGCGTGCCGCCGCCCTTGCGTACCACGGCCGCGTCCGGCAGGCCCGCGAGCGAGGAGAGCGTGCGGCGAGCGGCCTCGCGGGGACCGAAGCTCTTCGCGTTCAGGACCGCATCGCGGATCAGCTTCGCCTGCGGGATCATGTTCACGATCGCGTCGGCCGGCTTCTGTTCCTGGCCCGTGAGGAGGCTGCGGCCGAATCCGAGTTCAAGCGCGAGCCGTGCGGGCAGGATCGAGCCGGCCCAGAAGCGGCCTGCGGTCGAGGCGCTCTCGCCCGCAAAGTCGCCCACGGTCGAGCGGCCCTCGGCCACGCGGCGCATGCGGCTCGGGAGGTTCTGGAGCCCGAACATCGAGGCGACCTGCTCCGGCACCCAGAACTGCAGGCGCTTCACGATCGGCTTGCCGGTCGGGTCCATGAGGGGCTTGCCGTCCGGGCCCGGCACGATGTAGTGCATGTTGTCGCGCTCATAGTCCGGCAGCGAGTTCTCGACCTTCTCATAGTCGTCGTCGTGGTAGTTCCACAGCATGACGGTCGTGGGCACGGCCGCTAGGGCCGTGAGCATGCCGCCGCGCGTGCTCTTGTCGGTCGCGAGCGATAGAATCTTCGGGGTCACCGCACCGAAGAACGTGTAGAACGGCGCCGCGAATCCGGCCGTTGGGTTACGCATGATCGCGGGGCCCTTCGAGAAGTTGACCGTGATCTCGCGCCCCACGCGCCCGTACTCGCTGAGGTTGCCGGTGCGCTGGAGCGCTTCCTGGCCGGCCGCGATGCGGGGGATCATCTCGCCGGTCTGGCGCGCCTTCGCGAGGAAGTCGGGCAGGGCGGCGGCCGCTGCCTGCGCGGCGGCCTTTAGGCCCGTGCGGCTGTCGGCCGCGCGGAACTGCTGCGTGATGTTCGAGACCGGCGCTCCGCCGACGTCGTAGGTGAAGGTTGAGGACGCGAGCCCCTCGTTGAGCGCGCGCTTGTACTTCGCGCCGCCCTTGCCGAAGAACACGCCGCCGATAGCGGACTTCGCGGCGTCCGGCCACTCGCGAAGGAAGCCCATCACTCGGCCCGGGCCGCCCTCGGCGGCGAGCGAGGTGAGCGCGAGCGCGTGGTCCGATACGAGGTTCACGCTCGTCACGGCCGGGTTGTAGGACGTGAAGACGCGGCTGAACGCGCGGCTGTTGCGGTAGATCGCGTTCTCGGCCTCACCGGGGATGCGGGGATTGTAGTTGTTGAGCGCTTCGGCCACGCGGGTCGGCAGCACGAACTGGCGCCCACGGTCGCGGTTCTGCGGCATGTTCATGCCGTCGAGCGCGCCGTCGAGCGAGTGCTGGAGCGGGTCCTTCTGGATGTAGCCCATGCCGCCCGGCTCCGGCGTCCAGTACGCGAGCCCCTTCGGCAGCGGCTTGCCGGCCGCCATGAGGTTCTTCACGTCCGGGTGGTCGGTGAAGTTCAGCGTGGGATCGTTGATGATCTTCGCCGCGAGGTCCTCCTGCGCGGCACGTCGTCGGATCGAGGTGAGGTAGTCGGTGAGGAGCACGGTGCCGTCGGTCTCGCGGAGGCCGCCGCTCTTGGCTCGGCGCAGGAACTGCACGAGCGCGTCGCTGCCGATGCCGTCCTCGCCGCCGGCCTGACGCATCGCGTCGAGCACCATCGCCATGCGCTTGATCGGGCTGTAGCCCTCGCGGTAGCGCGCGGGGTCGATCCACCCGCGCTGGATCGCGAACTGGAACGCCTCGTCGTACTTCTTGCGGACGTTCTCGTGCGCGGCCTGCGCGGCGGGCGTGAGCGCGTTCCACGTATCGGCCGTGGCCTTCTCGACCGTGCGCGCGGGGATGCCGTCGACCGTGTCGAGGCCCTGGGCGGCGGCCTGCGCGGTGCGGTCCGCGTTCACCATGTAGTCCCACAGTTGCTGGGCCTGCACGTAGGACTGCTTGCCCTGGTTCGCGATAGGCGCGAGCGTCTCGTCGCGAAGCTCCAGTTCGACCTGATCGCGGATGCGACGTTCCAGCGAACGCGTCTCTCCGAACGATTCGTTGAGGTCGTTCGGGAGACCGGGCTCACTCTTGAAGAGGCCGCTGAGGCCCGTGTAGGTGTTGTCCACGATGTCCGAGAGCGTCTGCTTCGTGGCCGGCGCGGCGGTGACGCGCGAGGCCTGACGCATCTGCTCGGGGCCCGCGAACGGCACGTCCGGCGCCCGCTCGCGGATGCCGGGCGGAAGTTCACCGGGCTTCGGTGCGTTCGCGAGGGCCTTGGTGAGGATCGTGGGGGCCTCGGCGGTGCCACGGTCTGCGGCCTCGGGGACCGCGCGCGTGAATACCTTGTCCAGCGCGGACGAGAGGCCTTCGATCAGAGGCTCGGGAACCAGACCCATGCTTGTCGCTCCTTAGTCGAGGGTGTCGGAGAGCCGGAGGAACTCGGCCCAGGTGCCTGCGGTTTCGCCCATCTTGCCATCCGCCGAGACGGCCTGACCGCCACGGAACGGATACTCCTTGAGGAAGCCGGCGAGCGTGCGCTTCTGCCGGTCGCTCGCCTGACGCGCGAACTCGACCGCGAGGTGCCCGTACTGCGTCTGCGCGCGAATGAACCCGAGGTTCTGGAGAAGCTGGTTCTGCGCGTTGTTCATGCCGATCACGCCCTTTGGCGCCTTGATGCCGCCAGCGTTCAGCATGTGCTCCGCAACCATCGAGTGGAGACTCTTGCCGACCTCGATGATCTGACCGTCCGGCGCGACCCAGAACGCGTCGCCCTTCACGGCGTCGGGCTTCGCGATCATCCTCTCCTTGCGCGCGTACTGCATCATGCGGAAGGTGGCTCCCTCGCTGCCCTGATACTGGAGCGGGTTGATGCGGCCCTTCTCCAGCATCGCCTGCAGGTCTTCCTGCGGCGCGGCCTTCGGCGCCTCGGCGGCCCCAAGCTCGGGCTGCTTCGCGAGGTTCAGGAGGCCGGCGGTCTTCTCGCGCGCGCTCATGCGGTTGCGGAACACGATCGAGGACGCGTCCGCGAACGCGATGTTACCGCTGTCGCGCGCTCCGGCGTCGCGCCAGAGCTTCTTCTCGCGGTCCCAGATCACGGCCTGCATCGCGTCGGGCGCCATGTTCTGCTGCTGCGCGAGGTCGGCCACGGTGCGTCGGATGAGGTCGCCCTCCTTGTCGTTGCGGGGCGCGTCGAGAAGTTCGCCGTTCTTGTCGAGCGGCGTGCCGATCACGCGGTTCCACCAGCGCGTCATCCACACGTCGACCGTGACTTCGTCGTGGATGCCCATGAGGTTGAGCCAGAAGCGTCCGACCTTCGGGCCGAACTCGTTCACCGCGTGGTAGTCGCCGCTCGCGTCCTTCGAGGTGAGGTGGTCGATCACCTGCGCGGGGCTGCCCTGCTCGCGGAGGAAGTTGTTGATCTTCGTGAGGGCCGGGCGCGCGTTGATGCCCATTTCCTGCCCGAGGCGCCCGATGATCGGGAACGACCCGTTCTTGTTGAAGACGTCCCAGAGGCGGCTGGCCGCGTCCACGTTCATCACGGGGTTGCGCGACGGCGACATGACGGCGAGCGCGAGCTTGTAGATGCCCATGCGGTCCGGGTCCTTCGTGTCGGGGAACTCCCGCTGCACGTTCTTCTCGAACTGCTGCACGTCCGTGTGGTACCACTCTGCGGCCTGGGGGTTCGCCTTCTGGTAGTCGGGGAGCCCTTCCGTGATGTCGGCCTGCGCGCGCGCGACCTGCCCGCGCTCGGTGGTGACGGGGACGATGCGCTTCGTGAGCGCCTTCGCCACGGGAACGAGCTTCTGCTCTCTGCCGCCCGCCTTCACGAAGCCCTTGCCGAGCGACACGCGGACGTTTCCGGCCTCGCGGGCGTCGATTGCGGGCTGGTAGACCCACGAAGGCAGCAGCGAGCCCTTCTGTTCCGCGTAGGGCAGCGCGCTGAGAGGGGCGCCCTTCTTCACGTTCTTGTTGAAGTTCACCCACGAGGTCTGCCCGATCGTCTCGGTCGACATCGCGGGGATAGCCTTGTTCGAGAACATGTTCGCGTGGGACTTCCACGCGTTGTACTCGCCGTCCGGTCCGAACGTGTAGCCATCGCGCGCGTGACCGAAGAGATCGTGGATCGCGCGGAACTGATCGTTCTCCTCGTTCGAGAGGAACGGGTGGTTGAAGTCGTCGGGCGTCTTCAGGACCGTGAGCGTGTTACTGTCGCGCAGGTCCTTCAGCATCGCGGCCGAGTTTCCGTTGTACTTGTCGGTGGGCGAGAACACGAACTTGATGCCGGAGTCCACAGCGTGCTTGTACTGGCGCGCGATCTCGTCTCGGAACGCGGCGTAGGACGAGGTGGCCGACTTCTCGGCGGACGGCATCGCCTCGTAGGCGTCCGCGACCTTGCGGCCCCAAGCGGGGTCCAGGCGCTCGAACTTCGTGGGGATCGAGACCGGCGCCGCGCCGAACTCTTCCATGTAGTGGGACGCGATCGTGCGGATGCCGTCGTGGCCGGCCGGCCGACGCGCGGCGTAGAGCGATTGCCCCTCGTCGATGAGGCGCTGGATGTGCGGGCGCGCGGCCTCGCCCAGGTCGCGCACGAGCGCTTCGCCAAGTTCCGCCGTCGAGGACATGCCACGGAGGATGTAGTTCGCCGCGATGATGCCGGCGTCCCTCACGTTCGCGGGGTCCGCGAAGCCCTGCTCGCCCGTGAGAAGGTCATGGAGATGTCCTCCCGTAAGGCCCTTCGCCTGTTGGCGGGCCATGATGCGGGCCTTCGCGTCCGAGATGTTCTGGTCCGCGAACTCGACGTACTGGCGCCAGCGGCCGGGGGGCGTGGGAGGCGCGGGAGTAGCGGGCGCGGTCGGGCCAAGGCGGGGGTTCGGCTCGGTCGCCCGAAGGTCCGGAAGCCGGTCGAGCGGCGTGTTGGTGGGCGGGATCGCGTTCGGCTGGAAGCCCGGAGGCGGGCCGGCCGGCAGCGGGCCCTCGGTCGTGCCGCCCATCGTGGGAGCGGGCGCGGCCGGGGTCGGCGGAACGGCGTTCGGCTGGACCTGGAGCGGGGGTGCGGGCGGGCGCGGCTGCTCCAGCGGGCTCGTGAGGTCCGCCGGCGTGATCTCGGGGGCGACGGGGGACGCCGGAAGCTCCAGGCCGGGGGTCGCGCCGGGGAGTCCGGCGGCGGCCGGCGGAGCCTGCGCGGCGTTGCCGGTGAGGCCCGGGACCTGCCCGGGGAGCGTGTTGGGCTGGGCGCCGAGGCCCGGGAACTGGCCGGCCGGCGATTCCACGGGCTGGAACGTGACGGGCACGCCTCCGCCCGGCATCGTCTCCTGCTGGCCCGGCATCGGGAGGTAGGTCGGCTGGTTCGGCGGAAGCTCGACGGGGTTCGGCTCGGTCGCCACGGGGCTTGGGGGCGTGCCGCGCCGTGCGACGCCGGGCGCGTCGGCCTTCACCTCCACCGGCGCGGCGGTGTCCTTGCCGAACCAGAGGGGGATCGAGGACGAGGCCTCAGCGATCTTCGAGGCGACCGCGTCCGCGCCCTTCGCGAGGACGGGCCCGGCGATCGTGCCGGCGATCGTGCCGCCGAGCGTCTGGCGGCCGATGGTCGGGATGTCCTTGCCCTGCATCGCGGCCGTGACGGCCTCGTAGGTGCCGCCGTAGGTGGCGCCCTCGGCCGCTGCGGTCTTGATGAGGCCGGCTCCGGCCTCCTTCAGGAGGTCGCCGGCGCGCGGTCCCGCGAGGAGGCTGACGAGCGTAGCGACGGTGCGGACGTTCGACTTGGCGAGTTCCTGGTCCGAGGGCACGGTGCCCTTCGGCAGCATCTGCTGGATGTCGGGCGGCAGCAGCCGGTAGACGGACCGCATGGTGGTGGCGGTCGCGTTGAGGTCGCCCCAGAGGCTCTTCGGGATCGAGGTGAGCGTGTCGGTCACGAACTTGCGCTCGGGCGTGTCCTCGTTCGCGGCAGCGTCAGCGAGGCCCTTGCCGAACTGCGCGGCGCCCGAGAGGATACCGGCCGGGACCGCGAGCGCGCCGGGAGCCCGAAGGTTCGGCGCCGCGCCCGTGCCCATGATGTGGTCGTGAAGCTGCTCCAGGAAGTTCTTCGGCTGCTCCACCGGGCCGTAGGTCTTCGAGAGCCCACGGAGGAACGTCGGCTCGTCGAGGTCCGCGAAGTCCGTCTTGTGGACGCCCTTCAGAAGCTGCTCGTCGTTGAGGTCCGAGAGTTCCGGGTACAGCGCCCGCAGCCCGGCCACCGGTCCCGAAGGCTTCGGTGCGGGCTGCGGTACTACGATCTGATCGTTCGGAGTCGAGAGCGGCTCCTGGGGGTTGATCGTGAAGTCGGCCATTTACTGCCCCAACGCGTTCTTGCGAATCTCGTCGATCTTCTGCTGGTGCGCGTTCGCGGCCGGCGCGTGGACGCTGTTTGCGCCCGGCGCCCCCGCGTGCGTGTTGGTAGCGCCCGGCGTGAGCTTGCCCTCCTTGTACTGCTGGAGCAGCCTCTGGTCGCCGGCGTCCATGTCGCGCTTCTCCTGCGCCTGCAGCCGCGCGAGTTCGTCCGCGTCGATCATGTTCATGCCGCCCTTCGCGAGGATGTAGCGGTCGGTGGAGGACTGGATGCCCTTGCGGTTGTCCTGCATCATCTGCGCGACGAACTTGGGCACCTCGTAGCCCTTCATAATGTCGTCGAGCTTCTGGTTCATGTGGATGCGCGCGACGTTCTCGCGGCCACTGTTTAGGAGACGAATCTTCTGGAGTTCGAACTCCTGCTCCTGCGTCTTGCGTGCTGCCGCCTTCGCCTCGTCCTCCTTCGTGATCTTTGCCTGGAGAGTCGCCTTCGACTCCTCGGCCTGGAGAGCGGCCTTCGTGTCGCCGGCCTGCTGCGCGGCCTTCGACTGGTAGTCGAGTTCCTGGAGACGCAGGTCTCGGAGCGACGCGACCTTCTTGTCGTTCGAGGCGAGCGCTTCCTTGCGGCGCTGGTCCAGCGTGCTGAATACGCCCTGGGCGATGCCGGGGTTGTTCAGCGCGCTCGACGAGAGTAGGCCGCCCACTCCAGCAGCGAACGCGGCCCCGGGTCCGGGCGCCTGCGTCGTCGGCTCCTGCTGGAGCTTCTGGGCTTCCTCTGCGAACATCTGGTGGATGTTGTCGTTGACCTTCAACTGCCCGGACTCCAGCATGCCCTGCAGCTTCTGCCACGCGTCCTGAACGCGCTGAACCTCCGGGTCGCTGTCGGGCGTGAGTCCGCCGCTCGGCGGCATCGGCGGTACCGTGTCGTTCGGGTTCGCGACGCTCGGGGCCGTGAGGTTACCGCCCGAGAGGGTCGCGTTCATCGTCTGACTGAGGCTTGCCATTGTCGCTCCTTACGCGTAGACCGGCGTGCGGGTCTTCATCCAGCTATTCATGGCGTTCGAAAGTCCGGTCGGCTTGCCGAGCCCGCTCGGTGCGAAGAAGTTCTGGTAGCCGATCGGCGCGCTGAGACCCCGGAGACCGCCCTTCGTGAGGGCCGCCTCGTAGGGAGTCGTCGCGCCGCCGCTCGCGTTGAGAAGGTCCTGCGCGGTGGGCGCGGCGGATGCGGCGTTCGGCTGGTAGTTCGCGAGCGCGCTGGACGCGGCTCCGCTGATGGCGCCGCCGATCTTCTCCATCGTGGTCGGCTGGTCCATCATCGCGAGGCGGCCCTGCTGCGCGAGGCCGGCACGCATCTGCAGGTTCTGAAGCGCGGCCTCCATCGCCTTCGAGAAGATGTCGCCGCGAGCGCGCGTCTGGAGGACGTTGCCGGCTTCCTGGCCCGCTGCGGCCGCGAAGCTGCCGACGCCCGACTCGCCGCCGCCGCCCGCGATGCCCGAGGCAGCGAGGCGCTGCGCGACGTTCTGGCTGATGCGCGCCCCCGATCCCTGGGCTTGCTGGATCATCGACTGGCCGGCCGGCGAGTTGATGACCTGATTGAAGAGGTCCACCGTGTCCTTACCGAGGGCCTCGGGTCCGAAGAACCGCGCGAGTTCCTCCGGCGTCAGCGGCTTCTGGCGGTGGCCGAAGAGGCTGAAGATGCCACCGAGGAGGCTGGCGGCGGGAAGCGCGAGGGCTGCGAAGGGCATGCTTGCTCCGTTAAAGCTCGATGATTCGAGCGTAGACGCTGTAGACCGGGGCCCCGGTCACACCGTTCAGTGCTACGTTGGCCGAGATGCTCTGGCCGGCGCCGAGGACAACGGCTTTGGTGAAGCTCTTTTGGCCGGTGCCGGTGATGGGGACGTTCGTAAGCTGGTTCTCGCTCTGCGCGAGGCGCCCGTCGTTCCACGCTAGACCGAATGTTGCGGTCCCGGCGCTCGCGGACGTGGTGAGGAGGAAGTAGCCGACCACGAGGTATACGCCTTGCCTCGTGGCGGTGAAGAATGGCGTGGACGGAAGCTGGGTCGTGCGGTCAACGCTCTCAAGCGGCGTGATGTTGGCGCGGCTGAGGTACTGTAGCGCGCCAGTCATCGCGGTCTTCTCGGTATCGCTGAGGACCGTGGTGCCGCTCGGGAGTCCGTTGTAGTAGGAGCCGGCGGCCGCAAGCTGCCCCAGCGTCACGAACGCCTGCCGGATTTCCGCATCGGTGGGAAGGGGCATTACATGTCCGCCGTGTACCGGAGTTCAATACCGAGGAACTCGACGGTCTTGTTGAGGGTGTCGTTCACATCCGTACTCAGACGGTCCATCGTGAGGATGACGAACTTACCGGCCGCCAATCCGGTCGAGGGGATGTCGGTGCCGAACTGCTTTACGGCGTGGTAGTTCGCCACTCCGACGTCGTAGTCGCCGCCGCTACCGGTCGCGCCGTTGTCTACGATGATCTGCGCGGTGGGACCGGTCCAGGTACCGTTCATGTTCTCCTTGTTGCCGAGAACAATGCAGCTATAGCGGCACACCCACTTGAGGTCCGCGAGGTTGGCCGTGAGTTCCGACCAGTGCACGAAGACCTGAATCGTCGTGCCGGACACGTAGTCCTGGGGGACAATGAACTGCGTGGTGAAGGCCTGCGGGCCAACGGCCGGCGCGTCCACCCAGTTGTATTCGACAACGGCCTTGGGGGTGGCGCTGAGGCTGATGGCCTGGAGCGTGGAGGCGGTGCCGTTCGACTGGGAGAACACGTTCGGCGGGAGCCAGATGTGGCGCAGGCGATCCGCGAGGTACGTGTTGTCGAGCGAGGCCCACGCGGCGTCGGTAGCGCCCGCGTTGACCGCAAGGACCTGCTTCGCAGTACCGAGCGCGAGCCGAACGTTGTTCGTGGCATCTCGGGTGAGGAGGTCGCCACGCGTCGTGAGCGGCGAGAGCGCGTTGAAGGCCGCGAGAGCGGTACCGGCACCGGTCCCGCCTCGGCCGATCGCGAGCGTGCCGGTCCAGCCGAGCGTGAGGCTCGTGGCCGCGAGCAGCGCGGTGTTGGGCGATCCGCCGAGCGTGAGTGTGACGTTCGTGTCGTCGGTCTTCGTGAGCGCGGAGCCGGGCACGTCGGCCGCGAGGATCGTGTCCCACGCGGGCAGCGCGCTGATCGAGCCGTTGCCGGTCTGGCGGAGGAACTTGCGGGTCGCGGTCGTGTTGCCGGCCACGGCCTGCCAGTGCGGCGTGCTGTTGCCCGCGATGATGTCACCGAGCACGACCGTGTGGAGGTCCGTGTCGTTGTTGAAGACGCCGTCGAGGAGCTTGTGCGAGCCGACACCCGTGTCCCACGAGAGGATGCCGGTGCCGTCGTTCTTGAGGTACGAGTTCGCGGCGCCCTGGGTGCCGGGCATCGTGAGCGTGTGGGTCGTCACGGCCGAGGGCGCGGTGATCTTCACGCCGTTACCGGCGCCGTTGCGAAGCTCCAGAAGCGCCTGATCGTCGGACGAGTTGTTTTCGAGGATCAGCGCGGTGACGTCGGTGCCGCCGCTACCGGGAGCCTGAAGCTGGCCCCAGCCCCACTCCAGGAACTCCGTGCCGCCCGCGTTGAACGTGCCACTCGTAACCGTGAGCGTGACGCGGATGCGGAGGTCGCGGAAGAAGCCGGTCGTAACGGCCATCGACGCGGTCTCGGCCGTGAGCAGCGTGTAGCTGAACTGCTGGAACGCGCTCGTGACCTGCGCGTTGCTAAGGGTGGTGATGGCGACGCTGAGGCCCGATCCCTGCCGGAGGTTCGCGGTGCAGGTGATCGTGGCGGCGCCCGCGTTGACGCGGCGCACGGAGAACGTGAGGACCCAGCCGTCGTTGTTGCCGAAGAACGGGACGTCGTTGATGCCAAGCTCGATCGAGTAGCTACCGGCGGTCATCGTGCCGCCGTTCGTCTGGCACCACGTGGTGTCGCCCGCGCCGGGCCAGTTCTCCTCGTCGACCGTGTCCCACACGAGCGGGATCGTGCCGCTGAACGGGTTCGTCCAGGGCTTCGTGGCGTCCGTGCTGATGAACGAGTTCGGCTTGCCCTTGGCGGTCGTGTGGGCGCCGGCCTTGATGTGCGCGCGCCCGGCCGGCGTGAGCGTGCCCATGCCGAGCCGGTTGTTCACGTCATCGAGGACGGTGATGTCGGACGAGCCGAGGTAGATCAGGCCCTTCGTGCTGTGTGCGGTCGAGCGGAGTCGGAGCGAACCTCCTGACTCGGTGGCGCCGTAGCCGATCTGCCCGCCGAAGCGGCCGGGCAGCAGGAAGAACGGTCCGCCCGGGGTCGGGATCGGCGCGCCGTTGCCGGACGAGGTGAGGCCCATGTCGTGGCGCTTCACGCTCTGGCCGATGTCCCGCAGGAACGGGTTCAGCTTCGAGTCGATCTCGCGCTTCAGGACCCGCAGTGAGGTGGTCGGGTCCTCGAAGTCCTTGCTGAGTCGAAGCTGGGGCGCGGTCCGCATTAGCGGTTGCCCGTCTCCCTACCGTGCGAGACCGCGTCGTAGGCCATGTAGTGGAGGACCATGTTCGGGTCCACCTGCGGCGACACGACGGGGCTGATGGTCTGCGCGACCTTGATCTCGTGGGCCTCCGCCTGCGCTTCGAGGTTGAGGCGCACGAGGCCGCCGGTCGAGCAGTCGGCAATCAGGGTCGAGCGGTCCGCCACGGCCTCGTTCACGTTCTGCGCTCGGATGGTGGCCTCCACGGCGCCGGTCTTGAAGGTGAGCGTCACGGTGCCGCTGGCGTTCGCCGCGCGCGAGAGCGTGATGCTGCTGCTGCTGCCCACGGCCGAAATCTTCGTGCCGGGCTGGATGCCGATACCGCTCACGAACATGCCGGGGACGATCTGGGTGAAGGTCGCGGCGCCGGCCACGGTTACGCTGCCGTTCGTGGTGGTGCCCACGGCCGTCACGGTCTCGCCGGCCGCCGTTACGCGGAGGTACACGCGGTTCGTGCGCGCCTTGTGCCCGACGTCGTCGAGGTAGGTGAGCTTCGTTCGGATCGTGGGCGAGAGGGTCTCCCCGACGATCGCGCTGGTGCCGCTGTTCTCCACGTACACGATCCCGTTGACCGAGTGGCCCGAGAGGAACACCGGAACGTCCGAGAGTTCCGCCGAGGCGGAGCTTCGGGCCTTCTTGTTGTTCGGGCCCATCATCGGGAGCGTGCCGTCCGGCTTGATGTGGATGGGGTTGTAGCTGAACTGCATCGACTTCGTGTGGGTCGAGCCGCCGGCCGGGACGTAGTCGAGCACGAGCGCCTGATTCTCGATGTCGTCGCGAAGCTGCGCGAGGTAGAGGTTCGAGATCGAGACGAGCGAGGACCACGCCTGATCGTTGTTGAGCGGGCGGTCGATCTGGCCGTCCGTCATACGCATGCCGGTCTTCGACGCGTACGCGAGCACGGGCCCGCTGCCCATGTCGAACACGACCGCGCAGCCGGGGCCGGGGATGCCCTGGCGCACGGTGACGTCCTCGAAGCAGCGGCCCGGGAGGAACGCGGGGTCCGCCTGGGTCGGCACGTAGTTCACGCGCTTGATCGAGTTTGACATGCCAACCACGAGGATCGGGCCGACGCGGCGGATCAGCGTGACCTTGTCGCGCTTGCGGCTCTGGAACGAGAGCACGTAGGGCGTCGGGCAGGCCTCGGGGCGATCGGGGATCGAGTAGCGGATCGTGGTGGGCTTTGTGGGGTCGTTGTAGATGCCCTGGCCCTCGAACACATCGGCGGTCGTGGCGTTCGGCGGCGGGAAGTTCGCGCCGAAGCTCGCGCTCACGCCAAGCTCGTCTTCGAGCACGATCACCGCGAAGGGCGTGCCGTTCTTGTCGACGGCCTGACCGTTCGTGTAGATTTTCACGGCCACCGAGTCGATCTGGAGGTCGTCGTTGCCGGCCGTTCCGAGCTTGCCGACGACTACCGAGAAGTTGCCGTCAGCGAGGTCCGTGTTGAGCCACGTGGCGCCCCAGGTGTCGGAGGGCGTGCCGACCTTGATGGTGCCGGCCGTGAAGGGCAGCGTTACCGCGCCTGCGCGCACCAACTGCATGATCGCCTCGCGGCGGTTCGTGGCCTCCACGACGCCGTTGTTCTTCGAGAGCGAGACCCACGCTCCAGCGGGCGGGGAGCCGTTGTTCTGCTGCCACGCCATCTTGATGAGCACCTCGATGCCAACGATGGTGCCAACGATAGCGGCGTTGAGCCCGAAGTTCTTGCAGATGACGGCCGCGCGGTCGTCCGTGGCGTCCGCGTAAGTGTTGTTCGAGCGGCCGATGATGTTCGCGGCGTTGGTGAAGGCCTGGGCGCCCGCGAAGGTGGCCTGGGCGCCCACGAAGCCGACGGTGCCGGTGGGGCCGTAGCCGGTCGTGTTGACCGAGGCGGCCGACATGAGGTCCACGCTAGCGGGCGCGGTGCCCGAGGTGCCGCCCACGGTCGCGATCAGCGTGAAGTCCGTGAGGGCGGGCGGGATCGTGGTATCGGGGTTGCGGCTCGACATGTAGACGCGCCACGCGGTCGCGTTATTGGTGCCGTTCGAGCCGTCGTTCTGGAAGGGGCTGTGACGCGTGACGCGCACGCCCTGGGTCGTCACGTCCGAGATGGTCACGCTCTTCGCGAGGAAGCGCTTGTCCTTGTCGTACGCGACGAAGCTGCCCTCGATCTCGTCCGCCATCCCGGGGTCGAAGACCTCCGTGATGATGAACCAGTAGGCTCCGGTGCCGAGCGCGGTCGGCCACGTGCCGGCGATGGTCGCGACGCTGAAGGGCGTCGTGAGCGTGTCGCTCTGGCTCGGGTCCACCGGCTGCATGCCCATCGTGCGGGCGCTGAGGCTCGGCGGGTTCGTGGAGCCGGCGATGACGCTATTGGGCAGGTACGCGACGCGACGCGGCTTGTTCTGGGCGCCCAGCATGAGGTACTGGGCGTTCGAGTAGTTCATCACGTCCATCTGGTCGTCGGTCGTGGCGTTGAGGCCCGTGATGAGCGACGAGAAGGTGCCGGTGAGCGCGGTGAAGGGGCTGCTGAAGATCGAAGTCGTGGCCCACGCCAGCAGCACGTCGCTGCTGTCGTCGAACGCGAGGTGCGCGAGCGCCTTCACGGGGTTGCCGCCCGAGACGGTGCCGTAGGCCGTGCGTCCCGGCGCGCGGTAGACGGCCGGCGTGAAGGGCTTCAGGACGCAGTCGTCTGCCTGCTGAAGCTCGTTCTCCGCGAGGAGCGTGCCGTCCCGCGCGGTCACGACGCCGCCGTTGAGGGGAATCTTCTGGATCGCCATTAGCGGTCCCAGTACGACCAGAGGTCGAAGTCCACGTAGTTCTGCTCTCCGGCCTCCTGCTGGCTCATCCAGCGAAGGTCCTCGTCCTCGCTCTCCTGCTCGTCCTGGTCCACGGCGCTGCTGAAGCCCTTCAGAGCGCTCTGGAGGAGGATCGGAAGGCGCGGGTCGTCCTCCGACTTCATCTGCATGAGGTGCACGCGCGCATCGTCGAGGAACGCGTAGAGGAAGTCGTCCGGAATGTCGATCACGGTCGAGGCGATGTTGAACGCGCGGTAGTACTTCAGGAACACGCTCTCGCCGGTCGTGGAGGTAGGCGAGGGGATCGGGTAGAGGCGGAGGTGGTGGTGCTGCGCGGTCGAGTCGAAGACGTGGATGTTGTAGATCGAGTAGTGCGTGGGGATGCCGAGCCGATCCTGGCGCGCTACCTTGCGGTCGATCTCGCGGAGACGGAAGTACACGAGCGTGCGCGCGTTCGAGTTCAGGCGCGCGCTGTAGGGCTTGTAGAAGTTGGAGGGGAGGTTGTACTCCTGCGTCGAGCCCGCGAGCGGGATGTAGGCGCCGAAGGTGAGCGTGACGGTGCCGGGCGTCGAGGCGGCCGAGAGCGTGAACGCGGTCACGCCCTGGCCGTTCGTCTCCGTGACGGCCGAGATGGTCGTGTTCGCGGGCACGCCGGTGCCGGTCACGGTCTGACCGATGTTGACGCCGAAAAGCGCCCCGGCGGTCGCGTTGGTGACGGTGACGCCGTCGCCCGCGATCACACAGGACGCGATGGAGGTGGCCTGGGAATTGTCCTGCAGGAGGAAGGTCCAGTCGTGGTCCCGTCCCCACTTCAGGTACGTGGCGCGGATCGAGTCGAGCGCGGCCGCGTAGAGGTTCGGGTCGTCCTGGCCCGCGATCACGCGCGCGACGTAGGTCTGCGCGTCGGTGAGGAGCATCGACATCGGTTACCTCTCGGCCAGATGCTCCATGCGGCGGACCGCACGGAGTTCCTGGTAGAAGTCGTAGAGGCCGGGGATCGTGGCCTCGGGGGTGCGGTTGGCGCGGACCCACGTGCGGGCGTTCTCAGCGAGCTTGCGACGAAGCTCCGCGTTCTCGATGAGGGTGCCCAGCTTCTGGGCGAACTCCTCGGGCGTCCTGTAGATCAGCCCGGTCTCGCCGTCCTTGATCTCGGGGACGTAGGGAGCGATACCGGACGCGAGGGTTGCCTCGGGGCGTGGCCCGATGCTGGCCTCGTACCACTTGATCGCGCTCTTGCAGCGGTTGAACACGTTGTTCGTGAGCGGCGCGAGGTTGATGTCGCAGTCGAGCCCGTGGCGCTTGATCTTGTAGGCCGAGTACTCCAGCCACTCGTGGTACTCGATCTGCGCCTCGGGGACCACGTTGTGAATCCACGGGTACTGGGTGCCCCAGATCACGAACACGGCCTGCGGGTACTTCGCGGCGACCTCGCGGAGCGCGTCGCGGAGCGGCCACCAGTCGCCCATGTGGGACTGGCCGCCCTGCCAGAGGATGCGTACCTTCCCATCGTCGCGCTTCGCGAGATTAGGGAACCAGTAATCGTCCTCTACCACCGTGTTAGGGAACACGTACACGCGCGGGCACTTGTGGACGTCGCGGTAGTACTTCGCGAGCATCTCGCTCGGGACCGTGACGCCATGACACGCGCGGGCGGTGGCGTGGCAGGAGTTCACGCGCGCGCGATTGCGGGAGATGTCGAAGACCACGCCGTCCGGGTCGACCGTCTCCATGTCGAGCCACACCGGGAGTTCCTTGCCGTCCGGCATCACGGTCGTGATGTTGTCGCCGGGATGGAGGAGGTCGCCGGAACCGCTGCGCGTGCCGAGGCGCGAGAACGCGGGGTTGAAGGGGTGCACGTAGTCGATGTTGTCGTCGAGGTCGTACACGAGCGAGGGCGGGTAGGCCCGGCGCCCGTCCGGCGTCATCCCCGAGTGCATCATCCGGATCGACTCGACCGTGCGGCTCGGGAGACCGTCCTCGTCGCCGCTGGTGCCGTAGAAGAGGCCAATGTCCGAGTGGGCGAGCGCCTGGAACGACTCGATCTGCGAGTCCCTCTGGGTCGAACACCACGACTCACCGAGGCCCATGCGGGTGAGCATGCGGAGTGGGACCTCCACGCGGTAGTAGGTGCAGGCGCTCGGGCGCCGCGTGGGATCGTAGCTCCAGATGCCGAGGAGGTCGGTGCTCTGCTCAACCAGCGCGCTCATGTGCGCCCTTTCGCTTTAGAGGACGATCTTGCTGCGGGTGTCGTAGGCCTTCAGCGGACCGGCGAGAAGCTCGTAGAACTGCTTCTTGTCCGTGAACGCGTCCGGCATGATCTGCAGCACGGCCGCGCGCACGCTGCTCGGGATGCGGGCCACCAACTGGAAGTGGCCGCCCTTCACGAAGCCCGTGCGGCGGGACATGTGCCCGAGCACGCTGATCTCGTGCTGCATGTCGCGGAACGCCTTCACGCCGTCCGCGATCTCCCCGATGCGGGGCACGAGCGGCGTGAGGACCTCCGGCGTGACCACGCTCTGGAGGAGGTTCTTGTCCGCGAAGCTGATGGTGTGCTTGGTCGCCACGATTACTGACCCGCCGATCCGCCGCCCGTCGAGGGCGGCTGCTTCACGGTGCGTACGCTCGCCTTGTCGGCGCTCGGCTTGTTGCCCTTGAGCGCGGACATGAAGGGCGAGAGGATGTTCTGCATGAGGCTGCGCCGCTGCGCTTCCTGGTGGAAGGTGGCGAGCATCTCGGGGTCCATGCCGGTCGTGTCGATCGGCACGCTCGTCTGGTTGATGCGCTTCACCATCCGCGCGGTCGGGGCTACTCGGGGTGCGGCCATGTGTCTCCTTGGAATCGGCGGGTTGCCCCGCCGGTACCGGGCTGGTTAGCCCTTCTTGCGTCCGGCGGCGGCCATCTTCGCCATCTTCGCTCCGCCGTACTTCGCTCGGCCGATCGCGGCCGCTACTGCTCCCGGGTCTCGGGCGCCGCTTGCTGCGGCCGACTTCTCGACCGCCGCGAAGCGCTTACCCGATCCGAGCTTGCTGTGGGATGCCGCCGCGTAATCGGAGCGTGCGGCCTTCCGCGCCTCTGCGGACTTGCGGGCCATTACTTGCGCCTCCCGCCCTTCCCCTTCGGGGCCGAATTGTCGGTTCCCTTGGCGATCGAGCCCATGTCCACCGACTTGTTGGAAACGAGCTTCTCCTTGCCGTTCGAGTAGAACATGTCCGGCTCGGGCGGGCTGTTGGCGAACGGCATCTTGCCGCTCGATACGCGCGCGCTCTTGCGTGCTGCTGGGGTCTTGCGTGCCATCGGCGTTACCCGTCCTGCTCGGAATCGCCACCGGGGCCGGCTTCTCCCGACTTGGGAGCGACCCTCTGGTTGGACAGAATGTACTTCTCCTTGCCGTTCTCCCACTGGCACTGCTGCTCGTCCACTCCGTGGGCGAACGCCGTGGGCTGCGCCTCGGACGCTCCGTTCTGGTCGCCGTCGACGCCGACCTGATTCATCCCCTCGCTGTAGTCGCGCTGGGCGAACCGGGCCTCGGTCCCGCTCTTGTTGAACGGGCTGTGCTCGGGCTCGGGGAGCCCGTTGAGTACTGCCATGTTGGTCACCTCAGTGGCCGGGACGAAGGTCCTTGCCGTCAGCGAACGCGAGAGGTCCGCTCTTGGTGTTCTCGTAGTGCCCGTTGACCATCTCGTCGTCCTGGGGCACCTTGTTGTCCGGGTCCGCGACGGGGAACCGGTCCGGCTGGTCCGAGTCGAAGAGGGGGTCGATCGGGAGCATCTGGTCGGAACCGTAGGCTGCTCCGGTTCCGGACTTGACGCCGGCCGACTGGATGTTGTCCTGCGGGAATCCCTTTCGGGCTGGTCCTGCCATGATACCTCCGTGGTAGCGGAGGGGGCCGAAGCCCCCTCCCCACCAACAACGTCACGTATTAGGTGACGCTGCTCTTGTTGTTGACGCGCAGCATCATGCCGTTCGCCTTCTCGTTGAGGACTTCCAGGGTGCACTCCCCGACCACGATACCGGCCACCGCGTCACCGCGCTTGCCGATCAGGGTGTGCTGCATCGGGCGGAGCCACGCGAGGCGGTTCATCGCACGCTGCAGGAAGAAGAGACGACCGCTGGTGTCCAGGGCCGAGGCTGCCGCCGACGAGGTGTTCGTCGACTGCGGAACCCAACGATCGAGCACGACCTGCAGCAGACCGAAGTCGCTGTCGTACATGTCGACCGCTGCGACCAGCTTCTTCTCCGCAGCAGCGATGTTGCGGTTCTGCTGGGTGAGGGCGAAGTTGCTGATCTGGCGCTTCACGGACGGCGAGACGTACACCTGCTCCGGGTTACCACCGTTCTGATAGATGGTCTGGAGCAGGCTGTTGAAGCTGCTGGAGGTGAGAACCGATGCGCTACCGCTGCTGGTTCCACCGTCGGCCTCGCCCGTGTTGGTGACGATGAAGTCCTGGAACGACTTCATCACACGACCGAGCGCCGAGCTACCGGTGGCCGATGCGGAGGTGACGCCGAAGATGCGCTTCTCCAGCTTGATCGCGAGACGCTTGGTCGCCTTCTGGATTTCGTAGGCGTAGGCGTCCTTGAATCCTGCCGGCGAGACTGCGCGCTGCGTCTCGCTCACGCCGATGTCCTGGCGGAGAATCTGCGTCACGTTGAGGACGCGAGCGGGCGTGGTGGTCGAGGCGTACGCGTAGTCATCGCCTTCGACGGCGCCCGTGTCGTCCACGGTTCCGAGCGAGTCGGTCAGCCACTCGTGCACGACGTGGCTCGCCGTGACCTTGGGGGCCTGGGTGACCCAGGGCGTGTCCCACGGGTCCACGTTGGTGATGAGGTCCAGCAAGTCCTCTCGGTTCGCGCCGCTGCCGGCGAGGAACCCGAACTTGTAGACACCGAAGTTTCCGGGTGCTGCCATGTGGTGTGTTCTCCGGGCCTAGTGGCCCAAGAAGGGTTAGCTGCCCCCTCCCACGCCGAAAAGCTCATCGGGGAGGGTGCTGCCGATGTTTTCACGCAGCCAGGGTTCGCGGTGACCGGCACGCCACAGGCGTTCCAACTCTGCCTGTCGCGCGGCGTCGGGCGCGTACTGCTTTCCCTCGGGCGCGTGTACGCCACTGACTTGACTGGTGATGAGCCCCGCATCCTTCCGAGCGGCCTGCACCTCTTCGGTGCGGACCTGCTGGTTCGCGACCATGCCTCGCTCCTGCTGCGCCAGTTCGGCGCGGCGAGCGATTTCGTAGCGGTTCCAGCCGATCTCCAGCGCGCCCTTGTAGTCCCCGTAGTCCCAAGCCTTCTGGACCACAGCGGCCACGTCGGGGTTGCTTTGCACGTACTGCACGAGTTCGTCGCGCAGCGTTACCGACTCGGGGTACTTCGAGGCCATGAACTGATCCGCTTCCACGTAGGCGTCACGCGGCTTCATCACGGCATCCACGGTCCTCTGAGCCTCGGCACGCACGAGCCCCGCGATGTCCTCGGGGTCCACGTTGTACTTCTCCGCGAACGCCTTGTAGGCATCGTTGGTCACTGCGGCCGGTACCGGTTCGGTGCGGACGCCCGAAGGCGTCATTGGGATCGGCTTCCCCTCGGCACGTTCGGCCCGGGCGAGAAGCTCTTTGTTCGCTCGCAGGAGTTGGTGATACGAGTCGGTGGCGAATCGTTCACCTTCCGGGGTGCGGGCGTACTTGCCAAGCAGCAGGCCCTTCTCGTCCGTAGCGGGTTGTCCGACGGGCTGAGGTGCGCTGTCAGCGGGTGCAGCCGGTGCGGGGGCCGCCGCTTGCGTCGGGTTGGCCGACGGGGCGGGCGCTGCCGGTGCGGGTGCTGCGGGTGCCGCTGCGGGCTCCGGGTGGTCCGGGGCCTGGGGCAGCGGATTTCCTCCGTTGTGCAGCGGGTCCTGCGCCTCCATCTGATTGAAGACGTCTTCCCCGATGGATGCCGCGAGGGCATCCCTTACCTGTTGCGGGTGCGTGAAGTCTGCCATGTCGTTGTGGTCCTTTCCGACCGTGAGGTTGCGCGAGGTCCGGGTCGGCCGTTACTTCGCGCTCTTACGTGCGGGCCGCTTCGACTGGCGGTCGGCCTTCACACGCTGGGGCAGGTCCTTGATGTCGGGCGTTGCGTGCGCCCACTTGTCGAACTCTGCCTTGCTGATCTCGCCGCTATTCATCATAGCGCCGAACTTCCGCATCTGTGCCTTGCTCTTGAACGGCATCAGTAGTCATCCTCCGGGTTCGTGGGGAACCCCAGCGGCCCTATGCTTCCGGCGGACGCGCGGTCCGCGTAGTCCTGCTCGATCGACTTCTCGCCCTCGACCCGCTCCTGCTCACGGTACTTCTCCGTGATCGCGGATTCGGGGAACGTGAGAAGCGCGTTCACGACCATGATGCCGCCACGGCAGTAGTCGTCGGACTTGAGGTCTCGGCGCTCCTGCGAGGGGTCAGCGAGGTCGTGGTAGAAGCTGCGAAGCATGCCCATGAGCAGGGGGCGAAACACCCCCACCCACGCGTCGGAGCCGACGATGAACTCCATCGCGGCCATCTGCTCGGGCGCCACCTCGATGTTGAGGCTGCCGCCGGAGAAGGTGAAGTTCGGGTCCACGCCTGCCATGTTAGGCCTTTCCCGTGAACTCGTTCACGGCGGTGATGACCCGGTCCTGCTCGTCGTAGGTCATGTCGGGGAACATCGGAAGCGAGAGTTCCTCGTTCGCGGCCTTCTCGGATACGGGGAAGTCGCCCTTGCTGTGGCCCAGGTACTCGTAGCAGGGCTGCAGGTGGAGCGGCACCGGGTAGTGGACGAGGGACGGCACGTCCCGGTCCCGCAGGTGCGCCATCAGTTCGTCCCGCCTCGGGTGGAACACGGGGAAGAGGTGATGCACGGACGCGCGGTCGGGCGTGTCCCAGAGGAGGCCGACGCCCTTGAGGCCCTGGCAGTAGCGGCCGGCGCGCCATCGGCGCCACGCGTTCTCGATCACGAGGTGGGGGAGCCGCACGCGGAGGAACGCGGCCTGCACCTCGTCGAGGCAGGTGTTGCTGCCGATCACCGCGTGCACGTAGCGATCCACTCGCCCGCCGTCACGTAGCGTGCGGGCCAGCTTCGCTACGGCCGGATCGTTGGTGACGATCATGCCGCCGTCTCCGAAGGCCCCGAGGTTCTTGGTGGGGTAGAAGGAGAAGGCCGCCGTGTGGCCGAACGAGCCCGCGCGCTGGCCGTTGATCTTCGCGCCGTGGGCCTGACACGCGTCCTCGATCAGGAGGAGGTTCTTCTCCTCGCAGAGCGCCTTGAGCCCGACCATGTCGGCCATGCGGCCGTAGAGGTGCACGGGGATGATCGCGCGCGTCTTCGAGGAGAGCACGGGCCGCACCGTCTTGGCGGTGAGCGTCAGCGTGTTGGGGTCCACGTCCGCGAAGACGGGCACCGCGCCGACCGCGCTGATGGCGAGGGCCGTGTAGGCGACGTTCATGGCCGGCGAGATGACTTCGTCGCCGGGCTTCACGCCGAGGGCCTGGAGCGAGAGCTTGAGCGCGTCGGTCCCGGAGCCTACGCCCACCGCGTGGGCGACTCCGCAGAACGCCGCGAACTCGTGCTCGAAGTCCCGGAGTTCCGGGCCCATGATGAAGATGCCGCTCTCCAGGACGCGCCCGAAGGTGGCCTTCAGTTCGTCCCAGCGGTGGCGATCGCGGTGCATGTTGAAGTTCATCAGAACACCCTTCCGAAGTTCTGAGCGTGCAGGCGGCAGATCAGATCGTCGTGCATGCGGACGCCGACGTCCGACCATTCGTTGGCTACCTTCTGGATGAAGACGTAGTCCGAAAGCTGCGAGCGATCCTCGGCCCAGCGGGGGATGCGGCCCGGCACGTTGGGCACCACGATCTGCTGGCCGCTCACGTTGCAGGCCGCCAGCGTGTTCGCTAGGACTCGGCCGCTGTGGTACATGGCGAAGCAGTGGGGCTGGACCTTCCCTTCGACGCCGGCGCGCACGGCCTCCATCGCGCCCGGGAGCATCTCGTCGTCGTCCCCGATGTAGCAGAGGAAGTCGCCGGTCGCGTGCTCCGTTCCGAAGTCAAGCTGCTCGGAGCCCCAGTTGTTGGTGGGCCCGTGCTCGAAGTAGCGGACGTTGTCCGCCAGCCGCTCTTCCATCATGGCGCGGGCCGCGTCGATGGCGCCGTCCGCGATCACGATAAGCTCGTCGGTGGGAAGCATCTGCTCGCGAATCTGGTCCACCACCCGCGTCAGCGTCGTGCGCCCGAGGGTGGGGATCATGTAGGTCAGGCGCGCGGCCTCAGCCATTCCAGTACTCCAGCATGCCCGCGTAGTCGGGGTAGGAGCGCTGAGGGTTGGGATGGTAGAGGTAGATCACGCCGTCCCGCTCCTCGATCTTCTGCCAGCCGACTTCCCAGTTCATCTTCACGATCGCCTCGTGCGAGGCGAGCATCTCCCCGTAGAGGGGGCCCTCGGCCTCGTCGAGGTAGTGCTGGATGATTTCGCGCGCGAAGCCTAGGCCCCGCGCCTTCGAGTAGATGCCGAAGATCGGAGTCGTGCGGCCCGTGAGCTTCCACTGGAGCATCGAGAAGGCCACGGTCTCGCCGGGCTTGTCGACCGATTCGTAGAGGAAGGCCTTCACGCGGGAGGTCGTCTTCGGCAGCGAGGCCCACCACTCCTGCTGCTCCTCGTAGGTGCGCTCGGGGAGCGGCTTCGTGGCGAGGAAGGGGCGGCACTCGTTGTAGATCAGACGCATCTGATCCACCTGCTCGGGCGTCGTAACGGGGATCGCGACCAGTTTAGTCACAGGCGTGCTCCGCATACTGCAGGGCCGTGTCTTGGGCCCGCTCGTGCGGGCGCGTGAGGGAGATGACCTTCTTGCACCAGATGACGTTCGGGTGAAACAGGAGGTTCGCGGTCTGCGCGTATACCTGATCCCCGTTGTAGTAGAGCGCGTGCTTCGGCAGGATGGGCGCGCGGCCCGGCATCACGACGCAGTGACCGTCGAGAGCGAAGATGCCGGCGTCCTTCCAGTCCTCGTCGTCCGGCAGCACGAGCGTGGAGAAGTTCGGCTCGCGCCAGAGGAGGCCCCACACGTGGCTGTCGACCCGCGCCATGATGAGGTGGTCCGGGTTGGCGTCGCGGTGCGCGCGTAGGGCGTCGAACGCCCCGGGCGTAAACACGTCGTCATCGTCCTGGTAGACGATGGAGTCCACGGTACCGCGCAGCTTGTCGAGCGCATAGTTCAACTGGCCGTGGCCGTACTCCCTGGGGTTCCGCGTCGGCCGCACTTCGCTCTCGAACTGGGGACCGAAGGAGGCCACGAGGTCCCTGTAGCCGACCTCGGGCGGGCCGTCGAAGATCACGAGGACGCGGTCGCCGGGCTCTAGGCCCTGGTCTCGAACGCTGCCAAGCGTCTCCTTGAGGCTCGGGCGCCCCTTCGTGGAGATGGGGATGCCGATGGTTGACCGCACGTACGTCCTTTCCGTTACGCGGGCTGGAGCGCGCCCTGCATCGAGTTCGCGAGGCCGGTGGCCTGCTGTCCGCCCATCTGGGCCTGGAGCGGCGCGGGGATCGCGCCCTGGGCAAGCTGGCCGCTGGTGGGAACCTGCTGCGCGTTGCCGCCGGCCGCAGCGAGCGCCGGCCCCATCACCTGCTGCTGCTGGATGATCTCGTTAACGTTCGGAATCTCCATCGCGCGCATCACGGTCCGCATGAAGTTGACCATGTTGATGCTGCCCATGATCTGCGGCGCGACGCCCACCATCTGGAGAAGCTGGAAGAGGTTCTGCTGCTGCACGGCCTTCGAGAGCGAGACGGTGGCGCCGATGGCCCGAGCCGCGTAGTTCGGCACCATGTCGGTGTCCGAGAGGTGCTCGCGGGTGAGGTCGATCGGGTCGCCCGTGATCGGGTCGATCATCGCGTTGTCCCCGAGGATCATCACCTCGCGGGGCGTCTCCAGGAACTGCTTGTCGAGCGCGATGAACATGTTCGCGAGCGGTTCGAGGTAGTTCTCCTCGTAGATGCGGGACTCCAGCATCAGGCGCGTACCGGCTGCCTCGCGGCGACCGATGAACGCTCGCGCGGTCTCGCGGTCGGGGCCCTGCTGGCCCGCGATCGCGTCCTCCACGATGCCCGTTCCCATCTCCACGAAGTTTCGCATCTGGCTCACGTTCTGGAGCGAGAGCGCGAAGCCCTGGAGGTTGTACTCGACCGGCGCGAGGACGTCGCGCGGGTTGCCGTCGACGCCGATCATCTTGCCGGGGCGTGCGTACATGTTGCGGGTGTTGATGAACTTGTTGCGGTCGTACATGAGCATCGGGTCGATCGTCAGGTCAGCGACGTCGAGGCCCTGGTTCACGTAGCGGTTCGCGGCGATCTGTAGCTTCTCCGCGATGTCGGCCTTGCCGGGCGCGTCGAAGTAGTGCGGGTCCGGCGTGGGCGAGTAGAAGATGAAGGGAAGCCGGCCGTGCCAGAAGGGGTTCGGTCGGTTACGCATGAGGTAGCGGCGGTTCGCGACGGTGATGACGCGCTTCATCACGCCATCGTCCGCGAACTCGCTCGGGACCTTGCCCCAGAACTCCAGGATTTCGACCGGGCGCGTGTACTTGTCCATCCAGCGCGCGGCCTCGTCGGTCATGCCGGTGCGGACCTGGAAGCGGCGCATGAGCGCGTCGTCCGTGGCCTGCATCGTGTAGCCGGCGCCGTCCTCCGTGACGAGGCGGTCGACCTCGTCGCCGTCGAAGATGCCCTGCGACACGAGGAAGCGGAGGTCGTCGACGTCGAGGAAGTAGCGGCGGATCGCCCACGTGATGTTGCGGGGCTTCACGTTCGGCTGCGGGAAGAAGTCGAGGCGGTCGACCGGCTCGTAGTTCGGCCCGTCGAACGTCGTCTGCATGCCCTTCCTGATCTGGCGGACGCGGGTCCCCGAGAGCGGGAGCGTCGAGACCTTCTCGATCATCCGCTCTTCCTCTCGGTGGTCCCACATCACGGCGCTGATGGCGACGCCGTAGAGGTCGGCCGTGACGAAGGTCTCGACCTCCTTCATAAACATCTCCGCGTCCTTCGCCTGCGCGTTGAAGAGCGCCTCGCGCTTGCGCGCGATCTTCGAGTCGTCGGGCCCGTAGCCGGCGAAGTAGACGAGCGGATAGCTGTTGAGGCTCGTCGAGACCTTGCGCGCCGCGTCGGCCCACACCATCTGGAAGATGAGCGGGATGTGGATGTTGTTCTTGTGCGGGTGGTACTTGCCGGTGTAGACGCCACGCCACAGGTCGTAGAGGCGCGGGAGCCTGTTGCGGATTCCGGTGAAGTACGACTCGGAGAACTTGTGGCGCGAGAGGACCATCTCGATGATCTGGTCCCGGCGCGCTACGGTTCCCCTAGCTCGCTGAAGCTGGTACTGCATCCGCGTCGTCCTTCAGCCGAACCCACGAGGGGAAGCTGAGTGGCAGGAAGTTGCCGTTTACGTCGATCACGCCGCCCTTGGTGAGCGCGTGCTCGAACAAGTCCTTGGTGAGTTCGGTGTCGTCGGCGCAGTACTGGAAGAGTTCTGCCCAGCGTCCGTCCTTCGCAAGCTGCGGAGCGTGCGCGCCGGAGCCGGTCTTCCCCCGGCCGATGGTGCGGAGCCCGACGTCGTGCAGCTTGTTGCCCTTGAACTGGTGGACGCCGCGCTTGCGGAGCGAGTCCCAGATCATGGTGAGGAGGTCCAGGTGGCACTTCAGGCGCAGCTTGCGCCCGAGGATGCCCTCGATCGCGGACGCGTCGAACGAGTGCGAATTGAAGCCGACCACCACGTCCGCCTTCTCCATGTGGGCCGCGCAGGACTCCAGCGAGTGGTCATCGTAGAGGAACGTCCTGCCTCGGAGGGAATCGTAGACCGCGATCGCGGAGATTCCACCGAGGCCCTTCTTCAGCCCGTCGAACCCGCCCTCTACTTCGTCTGCCATCTTCCGCGTCTCGATGTCGAACACGACATAGTGAGTCACGGGGTTACCACCTTTCGTCGGGGGGAGCGAGTTCCGGGTGCTGGTCGTCGTAGAGCTTGTCTACGTCTGAGTCGAGCAGGGGGCCGCGCCAGTTCTTGAGGATTTCGTCGCCGGGCTGGCGCGGGAACGCGCCCTCGTCCGGGTCGAAGCCAGACTGCGTCTGCGCCTTGTGGTACCAGTCCTGGCCCGGGCGCTCGCTACCGAAGACGTCCGCGCACGCGTCCGAGAGGTCGATGCCGCTCTTTAGCTTGCCGACGCGGACCATCTCGTATTCGAGGCGCTCGCGCTGGGGCGCGTCGTAAACGAGCTTCACGTGGCCCTCGGCCCAGTAGTTCGAGGCCACCATGATGCGCTCGGTCTTGCCTTCCGAGCGGTTCAGTTCCTGGATGTCCGGTACGCGCAGTCGCGCGCCCTCGATCGCCTGGATCACGGAGGTCTTCCACAGCCCGCTCTGGCCGCCGGGGTTCTTGTCGGCGGTGATGACTCGGACGCGGATCATGCGCCGCTTGAGGTCCGAGAGCGTGTAGATTAGCTGGTCGTTGAAGTCCTCGGAGCGCCACGTCTTGTCGCGCTTCGCGCCATCGAAGTAGACGGTCCCGTTGCGCGAGGCCGGGTGCAGCCACACAGCGATGACGTTGTCGTCGCCCTTGCCTCGGCGCTCGGGACTCTTGTAGGCGGTGTCGCAGTGGACGGTCGCGTACTCGATCAGCGGGAGGTGCTGGCGCGGGAAGCAGCCGGCGGGGCACGAGGGCGTGCACTTGATCCGCATGGTTTCGACCTGCTCCTGCGTCAGCGCCATGTGCTCTCCGGTCGTCGGGTCGTTGAGGACCTGCGACGCGTAGCCCTCGGGATCGCGCTTCTCGTAGCGCTTCATCTTAGCGTGGAACCACACCTCGGGGAGCGTGGGCTCGCCCTCGGGGAAGTTCGTGGTGTTCGCGACGTCGCGGCCCGACATGTAGTAGACGCGCCACGTACCCTTGCCGATGTCCGACATCAGGTCCGTGTCCTGGGAGGGCATGCCGTCCCACGACTTGACGCCGTCGTCCTTCAGGGCCTTGCCGAGGATGTCGTCAACGAGGTAGCGGGTACCGACGAGGATGTAGAGCCCGTTCGTCTTCACGGCCGGCTCGATCGCGTCGTGCGCGCGCTGGACCGCGCGGAGCCAGGAGTCGCCGCCCTGCCGCAGTTTGTTCGCGCTGATCGGGTCGTCGAAGACAACGACGTCCGGGTGGTAGCCTGTGAGGCCCTTGTCAACGCCCCACGTGTCGAAGGACGGCTCCGAGATGCCGACCGACTGGCGGTAGGCGTGCTCGACCTTGTCCTGCGACCACTCGCGCTCCGGGTTGTACCAGAGCCCGTAGAGCCACGAGAACCACGCGTTCGGGTCCTGGCCCTGCATGACCTTCTTGATAGGCTTCAGGAACGCTTGGGCTTTCGGCTGGACCTCGGAGCCGATCGCGGTTGATGCGTCGGGGTCATCGAGGTGAATCCAGAGCATGGCGGCCTTGGTGGTCACCAGGGTCTTGCCGAAGCCGCGCGGGAGAATGATCGCCAACTGCCAGAGGTCTACGTTACCGGACCAGCGGCTTTCCTTCCACGCGAGTAGCTGTGACTGAAGCCAACGAAGATAGGGCTTGTGGACGCGGGCACTAAGCCAGCGCGCCCCGCCCTTTCGGTCGAGGTAGTGATCAGCGCCCCAGGCGATGCGAACGAACCACCAGAGGGCGTCCGGGTGTGTCTTCCTGCCTCGTGGGGCGCAGACGTCGCGCCATAGGGACCGTTCCGCTTCGAGGTCCCAGCGCACGAGTTACCGACTCAGCGAGTGGGTGAGTACCGCGACTGCGGACACGACGTTCCACAGGAGCGAGCAGACCATGTTCGAGGCGGCGGCCGTCATCCACACGGCCACGGCCCACATCGCGATCTGAACGGGCAGAAACTCGAAGAGGCCCGCCTTCACCTTAGCGGGCCTCATTGATGCGTTCCTCGTAGTCGGTCGTGTCGATCCGACTGAAGTGGGAATCGGGGCGCTTCTTCGCGGCCATTCCCAGCGGGACACGGCGGGCTTCGAGCGCCTGCTCCTTCTTCGCCTGCCACTCGTCGCGGCTCTCGGCGTTGGCGGCGTTCTGGCGCGCCTCGTCGACGGCGGTCTGGCACGGAGTGCAGCGCGGGTTGTAATACTCGTTGTCTTCCTTGGGCTTGCCGCAGTTGTTGCAGAGGCTACGATTCATCGGGTTCGGGTTCCTCGAAGAGGGGGAGGGACTTGTAGCAGCCCTTGGTCGGCGGAGCCGGCGGAGGGTCGCTGCGGAGAGTCGCGTCGATCCGTGGGTGCCCGATCACGTCCGGGCGGATCGTACGCGTTTCTTTGAGACGGGCGATGAAGTGATCGAGGTCCTCGTCGGATCGTTGATGGAGATGGACGGTGGCGTGAGCTTCTCCGCCAGCGCCCGTCGCCACCACGTGGTTCGTCGGCTGTCGCTGTCGACGTACCCCCACAGGAGTCCTCCGATGCCTTCCGCGATCGCTTCTTCGATGTCGTCGGAGAGGTTGCCCACGATGTCCAGGTCCTCGTGGAGGATGTAGTGCATCAGTTCGTGGAGAATCAGCTTGGTGCGCCCGTCCTGGTGAGCGTCAATCTTAATCGTGATCTTGTGCGGGGTCGCCGCCGAATCCCACTCCACGTTCGCCATCTCCTTCGAGATCGGCGTCTCCGTCACCGTGAGCAGCGGGTTCATCAGCAGGTGCTGACACCGACGGTGCAGCGCCCGCAGCGTCAGTGGCTTGGGCATCGTTCGCCTTTCCAAAGGCCGTCTCGAACGCGGCGACCGCGAGCACGAAGCCCACAGCCTCCAGGATGCGCGAGAGCCGGCGGATGCGGTCCTTGTCGTTCGCGGGCTCGCCGGGCCCGAGTGACTCGGCCTGCACGCGATCGGTCTTGATCTTGTTGTACTGCTGGATCGCGGCTAGCCGAACCTGCGGCGACTGGCTCGCGGCGTTCGCGAACTTCTTGCAGATGAGAAGCTGGTCCTCGTACGACATCTCGGGATCGAGGACGGCCACGACTTCGGCCGCGCCTTGGGCGAGAAGCTGCTCGGTCGTGATGAGTGGGACCCCGGGCGCCTCCGGTGGGGTGGGCGGGCTGGTCGATTTCCAGTCCCCGAAGGCTGGTGGGATGAGGCCCTGAGTCCGAAGTTCCGCGCGGGCCATCGACACGAGGCGTTGGCTCACGTGGCAGGCCTTGACGACCTGCTCGTTGCTAGCCTGTGGGTTGGCTAGCAGGTACCTTTTTGCGTGTTCGCGCTTGCTAGCTGCATCGCCGGAGCCCAACGGGCCCTCCTTCGGTTTGCCATCCAAAAGTTGGCGCAGCCTGAAAAGCGCCTAACGTCTTTATCTATGGGCGTTTGTTGGGTGCTCTACTCCCCCCTTCATCCGGCACGCCTCATGCTTGAGCAAGGATCATACCACCGCCCGGCCCCCGTGTCAAGCACAATCGTCAGGGCTCGCGTCGATTCCTGGGTGAGCGTTCCCGCGCCGTGGGTTAGACCACCCCATGCCCAGCCGCCGAGCCCTCGATGGCACAGGTCGGGCGTAATGCCCCACGCGCACGGGCGTTTCGCCCACCTCACGCTCAACCGGCCGCCTCGGGGCGAGCTAACTCATTGAATGGCAGCGGGCAACGGATGGCACGCCCTATGCAACCCTGAGTCATCGAACCCGCTGAACCCGTCGCAAGGCCCAGGCGCTCGCCAGAGAGGCCCGACGATCGGCAGGTGACCCCGGGGCAGCCGGGAGCAGGCATAGGCGAGTCAGGTGGAAGGCCGGTAGGCGAAGCGCTGAGGACCCCGTCAGGGTGAGCGCGAGAGCGAACCCGGCATCCACGACCGGCACATCGGAGACAGCGCGACAAGCGCCGAGCCCGACGGAGCCCACCAGGACGAAAGTCGGTCCTCGCCACGAACCGGAAGCCACGAAGCCCGCGAGGCGCGAGTCATGCGCGGGCAGTTAGGCGACCGGCTCACACACCTTGACAGGGCCCGGCAAGCTCTGTCATCATCAAGCTCGCCAGCGGCCGAATCGAGCAGTAGCCCCGAGCGAGCGCCGATCCGAGAAACAGCGAGCCAGAGCAACGGCGGAAACTGCGACGGATCGGCAGGTCACCACGTCAGGCCGCCTTCACGCGGCGGTGACCGAAGGGCAAGGCCGAATGGCCGAAAGCGCGCAGGATGCGCCCCCACGAAGCGCCTGACACCACCAAGGAGACACGATGCACCGTATCACCTGTGCTTTCGGCCACCTCACGCCCGAGTGGTTCTGCCACCTGTGCCGCGAGATCGCTGCCCGCTAACGAAAGGAACACCATGACCAAGTCTGAGATGAAGGCGCTTCAGGACCGCATCCAAGCACACTGGGATGCCGCGATCGACCTTGGCATCGACCTGCAGAACAAGCACGGCTTCAGCATCGGAGACATGAGCGTCGAAGAGTTTATCGAAGACGTCCATGAGTGCTTGGGACGCCGCATAGACGCACTGTGTGACTGCGGCAGCCCCGCGACCGGCGACGGCGACGGCGAGTACGCCGACAAGTGCGGCCGCTGCATCGCTGAGATGCACGCCGACATGGCCGACACCGACCGCAACGCGTATCACGACGCACCGTCCGACATGGAACAGCGCGAGGAGATGGCGCGCATCCAGAGGGAGCTAAAGTGATCCTCAACGTCATCGTCCGTGTGCCCCGCGTCAGTGGCAGCACGATGGACACGATGGTGACCGGCCTACACGAGGCGGTCGCCTGCAGCATCGAGTGTGCGCGTCACCACGGCTTCGAACCTTACCGGCTGCCGATGCCTGCCGACGACATCGACGGGCCCTGTGTCTTCTGTGGCACCGAGACGCTACTGGGTGGCGGTCTGACCATTCGGGAGGTGTAAAGTGTTCTCGCACCTGCAGCGCATGATCGACTCGAACGATCCGCACTACGATCCGCGATACGCGGGCCTCAGCCGCTGGAAGCGGTTCTGGCTCAAGCTCTACGACCGGTTCTTCGGAATCGACAGCTAGGAGGCAGCGTGTTCCAGCCCGGAGTCCATCTGAAGCCCGGAGTGCTGTGGGATGACCAGCGCCAGAGCTTCTCCGGAGCGGTCTACAGCTTCATCAAGCCTCACGTCGAGGCGTTCGACATGATCCACTACCAGCCCGTGCGCTGCAGCCGCTGTGCGCGCTGGGCCTACAGCTACTGGCAGCTTGTGTCGGGGAATCAGGCCGCGCTCCGCTTCGTGTGTGTTGACTGCGCGAGGCGATGCGATGTAGACTGTGACCACGACCTCAAAGAGGGAGGATACAACAAGTGACAATCGTCTGGCGTAAATCACTCGAAAAGTCCAGCAAATGCGAGGTGATCGACGAGGGCACGGTCTGCGGCCGTATCGCCGTGACCGCGTTCGAAGAGTTCGGCTGCGAGATCATCGTGTGCGCGTTCCACCACCAGGAGGGCCTGAACGCGTTCTCCGACATGGGCGACGTGCTGGTCCTGAAGGCGGCCGCATGAAGGACGCACGAGGCCGTGAAATCAAGATGGAGCCGGGCTACTGCATCTGGTGTGGGCACTACGTGGAAGAAGGTCGCGAGATGTCCGGCGCGACGAACCCGCTGGACCCCGCGTGGCAGGTGGACGGCGACTTCGGATGCGACCAGTCGCCCCAGTCGAACGACGACGGTGTGGGCGACCACATGCGCCCCTACGATCTAGCGATCCGCCTGATGAAGGAGGCCTCGTGACACTGCACGCCGAGGTGCTCGACCTGCTGCCCAAGCTGCCCAAGGCCGAGCGCGATGTCATCATCAAGCAGGCGAACCAGTGGATGTACGGCCGCGAGTCGCTTGACATGGACTACGGCGTGCGCGTCGAGCAGAAGCTCTTCGGCACCGAGGCCCGCATCGCGAACGCGCGTCGGGCGTTCCTCGACCGCATCCGCAGCAGCGCGCGCCACACGCTCAAGCTCCCGAACGACACCAAGTACGTCAAGCAGGTCCGACGTAACTGCCTGGAGGCATGATGAAGAGGCTCCTGATGTGGCCGTACGAGATGGCACTGCTCGTCGTCGCAGCGATCCTGCTGCTCCTGATGGAGGTCCTGGCATGACCATCGTCTTCCGCACCCAAGTCGGCGTCGGCGTTCGCGAGGACTGCGGCGCTGACCCGCGTTGCCTGAAGCCCGCGAGCTACGTGCACGAGGGAGCCGACCGCGACACGGGCGAGAAGGTTCGTCTCGCCGTCTGCACCGCACACGACCTGATGATCCGCACCGAGGCGCCCCGGCAGGGCGTCGCGACCTTCAACGTCAGCTACGTCTAGATGGCGGTGACGCGGCGGCCTAGCTAGCCGTGGCCGAACAAGCCAGCCGTGCCGTACACGAGTACGGTCCGCGTCACCCCTTGACCCAGGAGGACAAGTGAAGTACGATCCGGACGTGCCGACGAGCGAGCAGCGACTGATCGACCAGGGCTGGACCATCGCCTACATCGTGCGCGAACGCGCGTACCACTCCGTGAAGCTCGACGGCGACACCGACTTCCCCGTACGAGACCTCTGCAACCATAACCACAGGCGGCGTTCAACCGCCTGGAACTGCGCGGCAAGCCGCGCCAACAAAGGAGCCTAACCATGTCTCACATGATCCTCGGCAACCGTTTCATCGCCCGCGCCAAGCCGGCGTGGCACAACATCGCGCGTCGCATCTTCGGCGCGACCGAAGTCATCTCCGCCAGCGACGCCATGCGTGAGGTCGCGGGCGACATCAGCTTCGAGCAGTCGCCGCTCTTCTACGAGATGGACGGCGTGCGTCACGAGACCGACAACATCGCGCTGATCCGCAAGCCCACGGCCGACGATCCGAAGCCCTCGATGATGGGGATTGCGACCGGCTCGTGGATGCCTCCGGACTACGTGAAGCTCGCACGCTCGCTGGACATGCTCCCGAAGAACGGCTACCTCGTGGAGACCGCTGGCGTGCTGCAGGACGGCGGGCTCGCGTTCCTCTGCTTCCGTGGCGAGGACTGGGCCGTGAAGGGCGACGAGATGCGCTCGTACTTCGCCGCGAACTTCAGCGGCGTTCCGGGCATCGGCCACCGGCTCTTCCACAGCGGCGTGCGCGTGGTCTGCTGGAACACGAACACGCAGGCCCAGGGTCAGGCCACCATCAACCTCTCGATCCCCCACTCGCAGGATGTGCAGCAGCGGATCGACATGGCCGCGCGGCTCGTCACGCAGTTCCGTGAGATGAAGGAGACCGCGAAGGGCATCTTCACCGCGTTCGCGGATCGTCAGGTCACGCAGAAGGACGTGGACGCGATCATCTACGCGGCGTTCCAGCTTCCGAAGCTGCCGCCCAAGCTCGCGCTCCTGAAGCAGCAGCTTACCGACACCGAGGCTGAGGTCTTCAAGAAGGCCCTCACGCCGAGCATGCTGATCGACCTGCAGAAGGAGCAGGAGAAGTACGAGCGTGCGAACGAGACCATCAGCGCCATGCGCGCCACCGCCCAGGAGCGGTTCGAGGCCTTCGAGCCCGCGAACCTTCGTGGCACCGCGTGGGCCGCGTACAACGCCGTGACGGAGGTCGCGGACTGGCGCGAGGGTCGCAACGCGGACGAGGGCGCGCTCTTCGGGGCTCGCGCCCAGGAGAAGTCGCGGGCCTACGCTGCCGCGATGGCGCTCGACAGCTAACCACCAACGGGGGCCGGTCACCACGACCGGCTCCCATGCCGGAGGGCAGCATGTTCGAACCGAAGACCGACGAGGGCAAGCGCCTGCTAGCCGCGTGGAATCAGCAGCGCGAGATCAGC